TTAGCTGTAGTTATTGATAATAGGCTCCACGGATCGCCACGAAACCTTTCGGTATTGCTTCCACTAGACATACGTCCACGTTGCCTACCACCCGTAAGTTGATATGTAAGAACACTTAAATCTCTGCCACTGGTGTTGGTGAGTTCATCCATGACTAATGGTAAGTTATGATAAACCTCTCCTCTATTCATTCTAGCGTTAAGAGTATCTCTTTCATTTGTCATAAGTTCTTCAGGATCACCCCACAGAGTCAACCCTGTCTGAGCCGCAGTGGTCTTACCCACGCCCGTTTCACCATGCAAATGCAATCCAGCGGCATTTATTGGCGAGAAGTGCATCAAGATAGAACCAAAAGAGACACCCACCACAAATTGTTCCATCTCAAACCCATCACGATTGTAGAACGCCATCATTTCTTTCCATTCTTCAAATGTACCACTTGAATTAAATGTAGAAAATAAACCTGCCGTCTGCGTAGATGGAGGATTAAACTCTACTCTGTCTTTGTATATTGTTTGATTACCAAGAACAAACGAACTACCCTCATCATCTACCCAACCGAACTGTCTGTGTGCTTGATCTGCTACACTGTTAGCTTGTAATTCATTTACCCATGTTGTTGTATATTGCATAATCTCATCCATCTTTGTAACAGCTACGCCTTGCATAGACATTTGTTTACGAAAATCATCTCTTGACGTAACAGCAGTTAAAGGCAAAGTAAATTCTCTTACCCCATCTCTAGGCAAATGTAGTCTCATCACAACTGCCTCACCGACCTCTGCGTCCCGTAGCCTTCTAACAACATATAGGTCGTTATGATAAATAGCCTTTTCATCGGGATCACCCTCTGCATTTCGAGTCCTTATATACACACCTCCATTAACACCTCTAAAATATGGTTTAGGATAAGGAGGTATAGTGTATATACTATTCGGAGAATTAGGGAGGTTAACCGCAGGTGCCTCTACCACGTTATCCTTCTCCGTTGCCTCTTTCATTCTTTGTCCTAATAATATAGGAGACTTTATCTTACCCCAATGAATACAATCTTTACATATATTAGGGCTATAATCATCAAATGTATTGCACAAGTACGGACCTTTTATAGCCTCCACTTTTCTGTTAGTGTCTTCTTGTGTGTAGTCTGAGTGATGCCTGGACATAATATGAGTGGCTTCATCTCCGTCTATACAATACTTAGCAATAGACAAGCCTGCTCTCCATAGTGGCTCACTTATATCCTGCTGGTTCTTAATTATATTCTTTATTTGAGCACAGCCTTTTTTTGCTTTAGTTTTTGTAATGATATCTGCAAACACATTTTCTCTATCACTTGGAAAATTATCCTCGCTAGGTACATATCTCCTAGGTATATCTATCGGATCATCACCAAGCAGTTCGGCAAACTCATCAAAGTCTACTAATGGAGGGGCATCAAGGCCAAAAAAAGTTACCTCTGTAGGGGGATCTGTCTTGTGATTGTGCGTTGTAGGCACTCGAAGTACACGACATACGTCAGCCGTCACGGCAACATCTGCTAATAAGTTATGCTTTGCACAGAGACCTTTAAGGCGGGTAGCAATCGGTAACCAATTCTCTGCGCCTACGCTTTCCGTTAATACCCAATATACATGTACACCTCTACCCGAATTAATCTTTAAGGGATTAGGTAATTTTAATATGTCGCAAAACTTACGCAACGCATCAAGTGCGTCAGGCTGATTGGCATAATCTTTGCTCGGCCCACAATCTAGATCAAGAAAGAATGATTTAAGTTCTTTCACATTGTCTGCTTTTCTAGACCCGTCTTTATCATATGTAGCCAAGCCAAAGTAAGAATCGTAACCCTTCTCATCAAAGGCAACGGCTCCATTAATTAAATGTTCTATTGTAGGGTAAAACTTCTGTATTCTACCATTATCACTAGAACGTAGTGCTAACAAACCATACAGACCACCGTTTGCAAGCACACTTTTTAAAAATATATCTGTTTCCATATTATCCACCAAAACCGAGAGTCACCACGACAGAGGTGTCGGTACACACCTTTTTCGGAAATTATCCTAGTCGTGGTAAGGTTCTAGTGTTAGTCGTCATCCCAGTTATCGACTAAAGACGCCAAGTTATCTGCACCTTTTTTAGGTTCGGGTGCAGGTTTGGTAGCTACCTTTTTAGGCTCTTCTATAGGTGCGTCGTCTTCAAACGGATTCTCATCAGCTTCTTTAGCTTCAAACCCGTCAACGGCAGTAAATGGATTGTCTTCTTTCATAGGTTTTAAATCCACAACTTGCACTGCTCTTAATCTTAATGACACACCGTTATCACGCATATTGTACGGGACACAAACTACAGCAACGTTAACGAGGCTACCATTAGTTAACATAAAGTCATCAGGTAACTTAACGCCTTTCGCATCGTAGTGTGCAGGTTTTCTCGTAGCTTCATTACCATAAGCACCTTTTAATTTAGCCTTATGCGTATATGTACCGTCTTCTTCTTTCTTAAAAGGCATAACAAACTTCTCAGGCCAATTTGCTTCTTTCTTCGACTCATAAGCTAATTTCATTTGCTTATATAATGCCTTTGCTTGTTCCTCGGACATACGAAACTGCAATGTATATGCAGAGCCTTCATCGGTCGGATTACAAGGAACTGATCTTTGTTCCGTGCTATCGTACTTATATGTACGGTTTATTCGAGGCCACATAGCCTCCACATTATCAATCTTAAAATTCATAGATAAGTTATTTGACATTCTAAATCTCCCTTATATGTCATCGTCAAAGTTAATAGCACCTGCTTCCATAAGCACGGGCTCCTCTTTTTTCTTCTCTGCTTTAGTTAGTGCATCCGCTACATCATCAATACAAAACCTATAAGTACTACCTACTTTTATGTAAGTGTCTTGTGGTATGTCTTGTTGACGAACCCATGCACGGATTGTTGATATGGAAACAGAGAAGTGTTTCGCCACATCTTCGATTGGTACGTATTTTCCAGTCATTATTTCTTCCTCACTACTATTGAATATTCCGTATCTTGATTCAACCCTTTGGGCATCAGATCGGGGTTATCTTCGAGGAACTGTTTTATGTTAGTTTGATTAAGACGTTTGTCAAAAAACTCAGGAACTTTATTCTCCATGATAAATTCGTACATGGATTCCCAATCACTTGTCCAAAACTTTGTCTTAGTCGTTCTAAAAAACGATCCCTCAGAAGTCCTTGCACTCTCAACGTTTTGCTCTGTGCAATAATCGAGTAGTGCTTGTCGGAGCGTATCTTGTTGTGCAACAAGAATGGCATCCTTTTCTTTAAACTCAGCAGATAAAACAGCACGTGCGTTTCGTATTTTTATAAACGTCCCAGTCAGTTTATCTACCGACACTTTGTCGTCTTCAGTCATATTATTCTCCCTTATGATACTGATACATTATATATAGTGACTATGTATTACTTAGTCAAGTATTTCTTTGTAAAGATCAGTAATTTTTGTGTGTATGTCTATTCTGTTATCTAACAGTCTGTAAACGTGTTTTTCTGCGTCAGAACCTTGTAGCTGCACAACTGTGCATTTATGCTTTTGTCCAGACCTGTGTACACGTGCGTTAGCTTGAGCATAAGTCTCTAACGAACTGACTGGGGACCACCACACTACTGTATTAGCGGCTGTTAACGTGACACCGTGTGCCGCAGAGGCTGGCTGTATTACCAGAACCCGTGGGCTCGATGCTTCCTGAAACTGTTTGAATATGTTTGTACGTGCTGATGCACTCACACTTCCCTGTATTATCTCTGTAGAAATACCATCTTTTCGTAGCCTATCCGTCACAATATTTATTGCATGTTTGAATGGTACAAACACAAGAACCTTTTGACTTGACTCGTCGATGACTTCTTTCAACACTTTATATCTATGCTTGATGTCAAACTCTAATGTGGCACCGTCATCTGTGTATACTGCACCAGCAGATATTTGTAGTAACTTGTTCATACCCACTGCGGCATTTACGGCAGTTACTTGCTCTCCCGTAATCTGCAATATCAATTTCTTTTTTAGTTGTTGATAATATTTCTTTTGTTGTCGAGTAAGTTCTACAACTCGCTTTACATATGTCATGCTCGGTAGGTCAAGGCACTCGTCTTTCGTAAATCTAATCGCTGGTTGCAATACTCTGTGGACTGTATTAGTTGCATTTTCTTTTGGTATCCATTTAAAATTAGTTATCTTAGTCATAACCATGTCTCTAAACGTACCACCAAACCTTGGGACTGCCTTTGGATTTACCATCTTTGCTAAACCATAAGCATCCACTGGGCTCTGCGCGGCCGGCGTGCCTGTCATCATCCACAACCACGTGTTATCATGTAATAGTTTATTCAGTGTTTTCCAACGTCGGGTTTGTGCATTTTTGTAATGTGTAGCCTCATCTACAATCACTAAGTCAAACCCACCATTCTTAATTGACTCTGATACTATCTCTACACCATCATAATTAATAATTACGTAATCAGTATTCTGTTCAATTATAGATTTTCTTTTTTTAGATTCGCCATGTGCTACAGCAACGGTTCTATGTGGAGCAAAGTCAAACAGATCGTTTCGCCATGCACTATCCATAATAGATAATGGGCATATAACTAAAACACGATTTACTTTGCCTTGTTGCATCAAGAAATCTGATGCCCATATTGCACTAGCCGTCTTGCCCGTGCCTTGCTCATTAAAACAAAATGATTTCTTATGTTGTGTAAAGAATAATGCCGTCTTGCGTTGATGTGCGAACGGCTTGTACTTACCCGTGAAGGTATACTTCTGCTTAACTACTTCCAATGTCTTCTCCTTTTGCAACAGATAAAATCTGCGTTTTTCGTCACTTTTCTAGGGTACAATCACACACGAGGCTTTTGTTTCGTGGCTGTACGGGCTTTAAATCAAGCCTTTTTCTTCGTCTTTCCGTTTCTACTTCTGTTTTTTGACGGACTCTCTAGAAAATAACCGTCTTTGTTACTGCCACCTTTACTTAACATTTTCTTGTGGCTAACGTCTTTACCTTTTCGCTTAACACCTTTCTTATCCAAAGCACGCCTTGCTTTCTGACGTTCCATACGGTTAGGGTGTTCGTTTCTTTCTTTTTGTTTTTTGTATTCTTTTTTGTAAGGTCTTGGCGATTTAGTGTAAGCCATTAGTTACTCCCGTTATGTATGCACTCGAGAACTACGCAGTGTCGTTTACATAATCCACTTGGATGTGCGTTCCAAACATTGTTACTATGTGCTATCTCCATACGTGAATAATTAGATAGCCATTTTTTCCATAACGCAGGGATCATATCGTCTGTATAAGTTTGTTTTATAAAGTTATTAGATACAACGAACAATAACCCTGCATTAATCTTCTTTATTTTAGGGAAATATTTAAAAGTAGCAAGTGCCATTAATTCTAATTGGCCTTTGTCTGCATACTTGGCTGACTTGCTTGTCTTG